TTAATCCATACGCTTTTTAGCTTGATTAATACCTTTGGTTCTCTTAGAATTTCGTCTCTGCATATCCTGTGTGCTTTGACCCGACTTTGCTTGTCTCTTAATATCATCGTCGTTGAAGTCACGATCCATCTTAGCATTTTTGGTGTAACGCTTTGCTAGATCGCTTGATATTTCACTGACTGCTGATTCTTTTTTCTTTTTCTTTAACTTATGAGCACGATTGATAAATGCTGCTAGACTTTCACCTGGCTTGCGGTTGATACCGTGACGTTCTTTTTGAGCTTTGATTTCAATGTTTCTTCTCGATCGTATTGCGTCAGCCTTGCCTTGCGAATCATCATCTGATTCACGTTGATATGACTCTCCAGTAGATGATTTGGCCATTGCAATCAGTTCTTTGAATCTGTCTACATTGAATTCAGGATACTTGTTGCCTTCTTGATTTCTGTCTTCTGTGTATTCAATCATATGATTTAGTACATCTTTCATGGTCTTAGGACCAAAACTTGTGCCTAGTCTTGATAAAACTGTACCAAGCTCTGCCATTTGATTGTAATCGCGGTCATCCATTTGATCGCCGGAATTTATTTTCTTTCTGATCATCTGTGCAATTTTTGTTGCTCGTCTAGCAGTATCGCTTATCTCGTGATTTGGCGCTTGATATTCTGCAAGGGCTGCTGCAAGACGTGCTTTTATTTCTACTGCTATCGGATTATCGCCTTTGGCTGCTGGCTTGTACATTTTCTTTTTGCCATTGATGCCGCCCGAGATGTCTGACATTTGATCCTGATCTGCATATCTTTCATCTGGCTCCGTACTTGCGTCGTAGTCTGGCTGTGCTGCACTTTCTTTACCAATAGCAGCTACTTTATTGTTTACTGCATTTTGTGCTGCACTTCCTGCAATGCCGCCGCCGATGACGCCTGCTGGTCCTCCAACTGCACCTCCTGCAATTGCGCCGCCTAGTCCACCTAAAAACCCTGCATTCAAGTCGTCGTCGCCCTCTACATCGTCACGTCCTGGAATGTCTGGATCGTCTTGAAATGCACTGCTTACTGGTGATAGTAAATCGGCACCTTTTTCAATGCCGTTCAGTGTTTTTAACATTGTTGCAATATCACTAGGATCGCCTGAAATGTTTATATTCATGGGCATTTTTGCCGGTGACGACATCGACGGCTCCATTTCGCTCATGCCGCATTCGGCAATTGCACTTTCGTTTAGTTTCTTCTTTTCAATGTTGTCTAAACTTTGTAATATTTTTAGCATATTGCTCATAATCAACTCCCCATTGCACTTCTGGTGTTCAGCGGTTCTTCTTTTGTAGCTTCTGCTTTAAAACCGTCGTTGTTTTCTCCACGCTCTTTGCGTGCAGATTCTAATTCTTTTAATAGTTCCATGACTCTGTTATTACCAACATCTGCTTGCGCACTAACTCCGCCCATATCTTCTTTGGTCAGCATAACTTCGTAAGTATCACTGCCTTCGTCTGGATCGTTGTTGTGTTCGGGTATTTTTGCATTTGGATTGCGAACAATAATATTTGCTTCATCTAGTGTGCATACATTACTTAAATACTCTCGAAGTATTGCCTCTGTTGTTGGATATGTTATTTCAACGTCCCAATATGTAACTTCTGTGTTTTCTAATTGAGGAAAGTCATGTGGACGCTTTTGTATTGGAGTTTTTTTACCTGCGCTCAATGAAGCAACACTGTATTTTTCTAATGCAGTGCGTAGACGCTCATTGAATCCATCTGGAATATCTCCAGCTACTCCAATTTTAAACGGATAGGTTTTTTTTGACTCTATGAGATATTCTTTTAAACTTTTCATTATTGCTGGATCCTATTATGTATTATTTATCTTTATCGAGTCCTTTGAGTCTTTCTAGCAGACTATTTCTATCTGTGACCACATAGCCTGCACCTTCAGTAAACCCAGTATCTACTCCAATTGAATCATTGTCTAGTTTTTGTTTTTTAAGTTGAAGATCTACCATTTTTATTTTTTTGTCTAGTTTTGCCACTTTAGCATCTAGGTTTGTACGCAACATATTGCCCGCAACTTCAAATATTCTACCAGAATAGCGTGCTTCGACATTCATACCAAGATCCATTAAATCTTCGTATGCTGTCATTGCTTTATCTGCAACTTCATTTAATTCTTTGTCTGCCATTTCGCCTAGTCCGCTAACATGCGGAAGTGCGCTGGCAATTTTATCAAACTCTGCGATGTCTCTCATGGTATGCTGTTGTTCAGCAACAACACTTTCATCAACAGTTTTTTCTTTTTTCTGTTGTTCTTTGACAAACTCTTTGGAGTCTGGTAAATTTAATAAATCTTCTAGCTTTTTAGTCATAATAGTATCCTATAATATACTACTATTATTTATCGTTTACTGCCATGAAAAATATCATTTTCTGTAACAACTCTAAAAGTAATACCTTGTTGTTTGCAATAAGTTCTTGCTGCTTCCCATTTTGCAGCATTTAATATAGAATGTGCTTGGTTTCTTGAATTACGTTTTGCTTCACTCATACTGGTTTGATTTTGAGGTTTAACTTCGATTATTTCTACGTGTTCTTTTCCGTTTGCATCAATGTATGCCATAAAAAAATCAGGAACATATATTGTAAACTTGCCTGTGAATGGATTTCTATATGGTATTTTAATTGCTTCGCTGGCCCATTTTGTAACGCTAGGATGTTCATCACAAAACTTCATAAAAGCAAATTCCCAACTGCTCCGATATGTAGGCGTTCTACCACCTACATATTTGTCAGGGTTTTTTGGAGTAAATTTACCTTGTGCATACTTTGCCATTAGTATATAATGTTTCTTGACTCTATGACGTTTTGTTGCTGTTCTGATCTATAACCTAATTTGCTAATTTTGCTTCTGTTGTTGTTTAGAATTGCAGTAACAATACTGTTTAATTTTACGCCATCAAATTTTTGTAATTTATCTAGTAATTCTAACACATTAACATTATCAATTTTTGATTGTTCAAGTAAAACACTTGCAACACTAATTGCAGCATTTTTGTCAAATCCTCTATTTTCAAAAAACCCAACAACTGCATCAACTCTATTACTTGGGTACGAAATTGTTTTTGTAAAAAATCTATCAAAAAGATCTCTAGTAAATTGTTGGCTATCTGTAGTTTCTTGTATAGTGTTGACGCTAGACATTGAGAATTCCTTTTAAACGTTTGATTGTGTTGCTTCGGTAGTTGCACTACTCGGAAGTGATCCTACAAAAGTTGTACTTCCGACTGAATTTTCTACAACTGTACCGGTTTGAGAAAGTCCAGATTCGACCTCTTTTAAATTGGGTATCTGTAATTGTCTACGTGTTAATGATGGTTTATAATTTCCAGATTTTAATTCTCTAATGGTATTATCAGAACCGGCCAACGTAGACAATATATTATCTGTAATAGATTGATCTGCTGCTAGCGGACTCGGCGCATTATCATAATGCCATTCTGCAAAGTTTGCAGGTGCACTACCAACTTTTGTATATCCTCTATTATATTGTACACTTTCGTAAGAAATAGTCATTGAGTTTTCACTAAATGCATTGCCTTCTGATTCCATTGAGTCATGTTGGAAATTATCTATATAAGGATTAATCAGTGTAAAACTAGTATACGTACTTCTACCGTTTTGTGGCGATAATTGGTAAACTGCAATACTTGTAAAAAAACTTGTTAGCTTATTTGGTCTATCTAAGCCATAACGATATCCCTGTGAATCGCTCGAAGTTAATGCATTATTAATTCCGTTTGGACCACGAGCATAAGCATCAACGGATATGGCAGGAGTTCCGTCTGGATTTTTCTCTACATAATTACTATCGGTATAATAATATCTAAAATATGATTCCCACAACAAGCTAGTTAATCCAGCATTATCATCATGAAATCTCATTGTAATAGGTTGATATTGAATTCCTGTTTGAATAATCTTTTTTCTATTGTATTGATTAACAGTTTCGGTTTGTGCATTGTACTTAGGTAACTCAACTTGTTTACACAATAAATTTACTTCAGGAATGTATAATTGTTCTCTTAACGGACTACGTTCTCTAACAAAAGGATTTATATGCAATACCACATGGTATAGATGCTTAAACTTAGGTGCTAAACGAAAATTATTTGCTCTGTACAATCTCGAAGCGTGTTGATAATCGCCAAGATCTCCTTTGAGAGTTCCGTATTGTTTAAAGTTATCATAAAATCCAGTTAAGTAGCTCATAATAATATTTATCTAAATCATAATGTGCATAGTTAATAAAAAAGGGGAGCATTAAACTCCCCTTAATATTGGCAATCTTTCTTTAGCTATTAGCCAGCGCCAGTAACCGAGGTTCCTGTTGAACGACCAACTGGTGTACCTACACCAGTGTCAAGCTGTATTGCATTGTCATATTGTATAGTTAATGCAACACTAACCGGTTCGTTGTTTGCATATGCAAGTGTGCCGTAGTTTGCTTCTGTAATAAAGCAACCATAACATTCCCATGTTTCCAGAACATTTGGTGTTAATGCACCATTGCCGCCGTCTAGAATTTCAATTCTAGTTAGATACTTATAATCTGATCCGGATGCAGCACTTGCTTGCTCCATAAAATCAAATTGTTTCTGAAGTTGTTCACCAACAAGTTTTTGCACGTTGTTGTTAACATCTTCTCTTAAATTGAGTGTAAGCGGGTTCCAGGTGTGTTTACCAGCTAAGTATACTTTTGAGTTGTATACTGGAATTTCCATGCTTTCAAATGTAATATTAGGACGTGTTACATCAATAACTTGTTTTGTTAATTCCGTAGTAGGTGTGCTTACACCAAATCCTTCGAGTGTTACACGAAAGCGATATTGAAGTTTCGGCATCAACAAACCTTGTGCTGATGCACTATCATTGGTTGCCAATGGAACTGTAATTTTACTTAACGATGAGATTGCCATTTAATTATTTCTCCTATGCACAAGTATTTATCATATTGGGGTTGAGTTTACCCAACCCCAATATTATAATATTAAAGACCTGCGATTTCCCCTGTATTCTTCAAGCGTAGTGGAATATAAATAAATTCAATTGCCTTAACTGGTTCAATTGCGATATCTACGTATAGCTCATTTCTATCTATTCTTGAAGGTGTGTTGTTTGTTTCGTCGCATACAACCAAGTAGTCATAAATTGCTCTTAGACCAATTAATTCTACCATTAAACTTTCAACCTGTTGTTTGATTTCGTCACGAGTGATTTTATCATTTGGTTCAAAGATATAAGGTTTTGCAAGTTGCTTTAGCTGACTACGCAAGTAAATTACAAGACGTGCTACGTTAACTCTATCAAGAGCACTTGCATTTCTTGCACGAGTCTTTTGTCCAAATACAACAAGTCCTGCGCCGCTTAGGAAAGTAATAGGATTTACATTGTTTTGGTACAACGTATCTCTTTGACCTTCATTGAGTGCAACACTTACAAATTCGCCTTCAGAATCGATATAACCGCTTGCTGTAGCATTTGTTACGCCACCGCGTCTTGTGCCTGCTGGTGCAAACCACGGATACGCAACTTGGTCGTTTAGTGCAACTGTACGTAGCACCATGTGCGATGCTGGAACAACAATATTATTTCCGGCATTATCGCTAGTGAATCCGCTTGGGTAGTAAATGCCAAGATATTCATCTCTGCTTACAAGTCCTAAATCGTTGTCTTCTACTGCTAGATTAACGTTAGTTGCCCAATCGCTGATTGCAGTAGTATTTGGTCTGAGGCGCATCGGCGAGTCGCCAACTACAAATGCTGTTAACCCTCTGTCGTTGTTTAGGGTAACCATTTCGCCAATTAGTTCAGGATAACCTGGGCAAGCTATTAAGTTAAACAAACGTGTTTCGTCGTCACGGATATCATCATTGCTGTTGACCATTGATTGTAATGATTGTACAACAACTTTACGCTGGGCTATTCTGCCAAAAGAGCCAGAACCGTCTGCATTATTTGCACTTTCAGTTACCCAACGATTAGAATAATATCCTGCCATTGATTCGTCACCAAATCGGCTATTTTCTGCATTAACATCAATCCAGTTACGTTCGAAACGTTTAACATTAAATCCGCTGCGACGTGTGTTGAACAATACCATGCCTTTTGGATACAATGCTGGATCCGGCGCATCTGGATCTAGATAATTACTTTCTAGTAAGTCAGCAATGTCGCCTGCTTCGTTGCTGTTTGCGCCAGCTGTGTTGTAACGTGCATCTGCAAATAGTACACCATTTTCAGTAGTTTGATCAGTTTTGTCTAACAGTACAAACTTTGAAGTTAAACCGTTATATCGATAAATCGTTGGATAGTTGTCGATGTCCGCAGTACTGATCCAAAGATCGCCGTCTACTAATGCATCATTAGTCGAATTAGCAGTTGGCTCACTTGCTGCTACAATTGGACCTGCTGGATCAGTAAGAGGAAATGCTGTTGCATCTTTATATCCTACCCATGTATTACCGTTGTGATACATAATATCTGCTTCGTCTACTACACTACTATACCAAAGTGTGCCTTGTCCTGGAGTAGTTGTAGGCTCATTTTCGCTTGCAGTGTATGAAAGCACTTTCCAAAGTGTTGCAACATACTGATTTGCATCACCTGACGGTGCAGCATAAAAATTAGTTGTACTAGTCGGATCTGTTGAATCGTATACTGTAAATAAGTTATCCAATATCAAATCAGCATTATCGTTGAATATAATTTCGCCACCAGTTGCATGTGAAATAACAACACGATTTTGACCGTCAACGCTTGCCGAAACATTAGTAAATCCAGAAGCATTAATTGCGTTTGCAAATACTTCCGAATCTGCTGCTGAACCTGCTGCTGTAAAAGATATTGTGTTAGATACTAATGCAGTTTGACCCGATATTGATTCTTCAACAATGTACGAATATGTACCTGCAGGGAAAGTACTTGCAATAACTTTTGTACTAGTAATAGTAGCTGGACCATTTGCATTTTTACGGAATATTTTAAATGT